ACTAAGTCTTGGTAGTATATAAGCATACATAGTATGATACACTGTAGTTTTAGTCCACTGTGCTTCAACTAACTTACTACTATCAAATTCAGTTCTGCTATAGAATTTGTTCCACCACTTGAATTGAATCATGTTAGTAACATCAGTCTGTGCCTTGGCCAGTTCTTCTGTCCAATCATCAACACCTTGTTTGAACACTTCTGGTGCATATTCTTCTAAATCTGTATTTGTAGCAAATGCCATTTAACTTCTCCTGTATTAGTTTGTTACAGGGCGTAGAGCCCTGTAACTAATGTCTAATAATATTAGACTGTATTATGCAACGCCGTTAATAACACCGCGTGTTGCGTCAAGTACATCAACACCAAATGCTGCTGAAGCTACAATGTCATTACCAACTGCTGCTGCTCTGCGTTCTACTTCTACATTAACTCCGCCTTGCATAGCAATTCTTAGAGCGTCCTGTGAGAACACTGCAAAGTTTGTAGTTGTAAGACCTGAGTTATCTGCTAAGAAACTTGAGACATAACAAGGAACACCTGCTAGTGTACCAATGAAACCTGATCTCATAGCTGCGTTTTGAATATCTGCATTAGCAAATGCTGATGATCCAATTTTTTCCATGAAGCCAGCGTAAGCGTCTGTTGAAACTACACAGTTAAGTGGTCCTGTTTCACCCGTGTCACGGATTAGGCCAATTTCTCTGTATAGGTCATGCAATAAGTTTCCTGATGGAGCTGCACTAATTGTTAAGTCACCTAATTTTTCTGATACCATTGCATCAATTTTAGCTGCAATACTTGAACCCATAATACGGCCCATGTTTGCAACATCAACACCGCCTAAATCACGCAATACTGTTCTTGCTGCAATTAAGTCTAAGTTGATAATTTTCTTAGTGTTAGCTGGAAGTTGGTTAGTAAAATCTACACCTGGGTCCATGCTTTCACCTACTGCTGGCGCTGTTGCACCTGTAACAATCTCTGCTGTAACAGAACCCATCAAAGCTACTTGAGCTGAGGCTGATCCTGCTGGAACTGATACTGTTGGTACCATTGTACCTGGTAGATACAATGAGTTTTCTTGTGCAGCAAACACTGTTGCTGCTTGTACTGGAACTACTAAAGCATCTAAGTTGATGCCTGATCCATATTGGTCTGCGTATGCCATTTTATATTTCTCCTAATAAATGGTTATTATTTAAACTTTGCCTTGAGCTTGCATCTTTTTATAGATTTCTCTGTGCTCTGGCTTGTTTAAATCAAGTTGTGCTAAATCAAAACTCTGTTGATCTGCATTATTTGTATTGCCTGTTGAGCCTGCCCCTGACGGACCTGCACTTTTGAAATACTGGTTACTTGATAAGAATTCTTCAACTAATTGATTTACACTCATAGGGTCTGCATTATCTGTATACCGTTGCTTTCCTTCTGAGTCAGTAACTATTACGCTACCATCATCACTTAATTGAATGTTACTTCTCAATAATTGAGCTACATGATCAGGTGCAACACTTTTGGCTTTGGATGCCGCATCAATTAATGCACCATCAATCTTAATCTTTTCAAGCTCACTTCTAAGTCTAGTGATTTCACTATTTGACTTTTCTTGTTGCTTCTTAAGTACGCCTTGAAAGTCTTCCTTCTTGATCAGTTTCTCTTCCTCAACTTGCTCTTTCAAGCTCTTGAGTGCGTTGTATTCCTCTAAGTTAACATTTTCAAACTTCTTGTTAACTGCGGCAACACGCTTGCCAACTAATAAGTTTACTTCTTCTTGTGTAAAAGTCTTAGCGGCTTCAACCTGGGAGTCTATATTTTGGCCTGTTGCTGTATCCCCAGTGTCTACAGTTTCAGTTTGCATCTCTGCACCATGATTATCAATTGTCATGTCAATATTCCTTTATAAGTTAGGGTTGGATACTAGTGTATCTACTTCTTATATCTTTATTTATCACTATTTATGATAAATTCTCATTAGGGTTCTATGGGGTTCCAGTAGTGTCTACAATTGTAGCCACCTGCAACAACAAAAGGATCACCAGGCTCTTTACCAGCCCAACTTTCACTATCCCATACACCGTTAATCTCTTCTTCATTCATAATACTGCCTACCATCCCTTGACAGAATGGTCTTGATGTAGGACCAATAGGACCCACATATTCAAATGTTTCTATTTCATTGCGTTTGGCACGGCCTTTAACAAATGTACTGTTAAAAGTTTGTACAACACTATCAACAACTGTGCTCATGCGTGTTGCCACGCTTGCGGCTGTGTTAACATTGCCAGGTAGATTGCGTTTGATACGGTTCTTTACACTGGCATATTCTGCGGCAGTGTATCCACCTGTTTTCATCATCTTACGCAATTGCCGTTGTGCTTTGCGTACTGTTGGATCATTTGAATCCATGTTTATTCCGCTTATTCTACCTCTAACTTGATTTATCAATGCTTGTGTACCTATACCTGCAACAGTTCCTAGTACTATTGTTTTAACAACATCCTCACCACCACTTGTCATTGAAGTGCTTATTTGATCTTCACTTACATTCAACAGTGTACTTTGTGATTGAAAGTCTGCACTATCTGTTGGAATGCTGCTTTGTTCTAGTACATCACTGCTGATATTTGTTAATGGAGCTGCTGAACTTCTTGCTTCTCTGCTGTGTGTTTCAAATGCTTGCATAATCTGTGGCCGTGTTGCTTCTGGTGTTAGTTCCTGTGCAACAATATCAGCTACTTGATTTTCCAATGCCTTAACATTATCAAATATGTTGTCCTGTATTTCATTTAAGGCTTTGTCAATTACCTTATCATGTTTTTTTACATTGAATGCCAACTTTATTCACCCTCATGTGTAAAGCCCATTTCATCAAGTGCTAGGTGTTGTTCATATGTTTCTGCAACAACTGTCTTGCCACTCATAGGGTCTGTCATTTCATGTGGTTCAAAGTCTTCTTTATCCATATCTGTTAATATTTTACTTTGTAGTTCATCATCATCTACTGTGAGTGCAACTACTTGTTTGCTTATTTCATTTTGGAACATAGTGTTGTTTACACCTGCACTTCTTGCCTTCATTAAGAAGTCTAGTTCTAAGTGTTCATCTCTCATATCAAATGTATCTGGATAATCAATAATGAAGTCTTCTGGCATACCTAATGCTTGCCAATCTAACCACATAATCCACATTTGGTATTCTGTTTCTTTGAGTGTGTCAGCTATGTCCGCCAGCTTTGCATTTAATAACTGTCTTTCCGTTTGTAATGCAACACCACTCATTGGTGAACCTGTTGTTGCTTGTATGCTTGAAGTATGTGTCATGCGTTGTATTGCTTGTACACTATTTTCAATAGTTTTTAAGATACTGTCTGTTGTACTTAAACTAGGTTGTAACAAATAAGGTTTCAATCCTGGATCAACACTTTCATCTAAGTTAAGTATTGCACCAGCACCTGCAACTGCATCTGTACTTGTTGGTTTAACCAGTGTTGGATGACTTGCCACTCTCATATGTTGTTCAATTTCACTTGTACAATTGTATATGAACTTTTGGTGATTGGCTACATCTGCTACCAAACTAATACCTACACCTTTTGTAGGGCTTTTAAGAGGTGCATGGAAAACAAATGGAATGTAACCCAGTGGGTTTTCATGTTCAGTGTGTTCAACTATTTTACTTAGATCACCTTGTTCATCTTTGGCTACTTTGTATTTCTCTACTAAGTCTTTGTGCCAACAGGTGTATGTAACATATTGATCATTCTCTGATTCTCTTACTTTGATGTATTCTAGTTCCATCTTGCCTGCAATGTTTCTTTCATAGTACCAATCTAAAACATTTTGTGGAGTGTACATAGCCGCGTATGCACGGATACCTAACTCAATTGCTTCAGCTTGTGTTTGTACTTTGTATGCTGGCTTATCTACCAGTATCCAAGTACTTCCATGTACCATTGCTAAATCATTGGCAGTCTTTAAGAAACTGTCCATGCTTTGTCCTTCTTGGTCTGTGTCATACAACCAAGCACTAACTAGTGGGTT